TGTGGACCATCAACTTGACAAGTTGAGGATTCATGCGCTAGAATACCGACGTGCTGAAAGCTATGCTTCGATCAAAAATGAGATCGAAGCCACTAGTCGGTATTTTCATTCTCCACGGTACTCATACCCAGACTTACCAATAGAGGATGTGTGGTTCATGGTGGGGGACATTTTCAAGCAATCCCGACTAACACCATTTAATTACATCATCCAAATGTGGGAAAAGAAATTTGGGTTGGGGGCCTTCATGGCTGACGCATTGAAGAGAAGGCGCAAATACCGCCGCTCCCATTTCATTAGGGATATTGGTGGCATGCGTGCTTTCAAAGATTTGTGGAGGAGGACTTTTGAAGTAGCAGCACAGATTATACCTGTTAGTGCTGTAAGTGTTAAGGGGGAAGCGCTTCCAGAAAGGAAATGGGCTAGAGATAAAATTCGGACTGTCATAGGTAGTCCTATTTCTCAGTACATTTTGTCAACAATCTGGAACTATGCCCCGAACCACAATTTCAAATGGGAAACGACACCCATAAGGGTTGGTGCACCGTTGAACGGCTATCATATGGCCGACATATTCGCCAATCATGCACGGTGCCAGCACCATTATGAGGGTGACATGAGTGAGTTTGACTCAACAATAACTGGGAAAGTCCAAGAAATGATCAAGGCAGTTCGTAAGAAAGGCTTTGAGCACCATAAGGACTATGAAAGGATTTGTGAACTTATTGATGTCAATTATATCATGGTGAAGCATCAGGCCTTGAATACCACATCCACTGGCAATATTTATGCCAAAGGAGAAGGGTTGACAACAGGCCACTCATCCACCACCACTGATAATTCACTAGCATTAGTCACCCTTTACCTCATGGCATGGAGGGAATTGACGGGGCTAAGTGCACGTGAGTTCAAACACTTCAATGAGTTGTCATGTTATGGAGACGATCATGTGTTGTCTGTGCTTGCAACAAAGCCACCCACTTGGAATATGACCAATATTCAGAAGGTCATGAAACGTTGGGGAGTCACAAATAACATGGTGTCTAAACCGCTTTCTAGGATTGAATTCCTGTCAAAGTTTTCAAGGAAGCCAAACAGACAGGACATGAAGGATTTTCAACAGCTAGGGTTGAAAGTTCCTTCACGAATCGTTTGGCACAATAAGGAAAAGTTGGTTGGGAAAATGGTGGCCCCTCTTGTTACATTCGACCCTGTTTACAGGGCTCGCCGTTTGATTTCATATATGAGTTTGACAGCTCATCACCCAGACATTTATAATGAAATCAAAACCATTTTAACCAGGTCATCATCCCTTCGAAGGGGGCTTTTGGCTAGGCCTACCCCAATACCAACTTATAAGCAGG